GTAAGCCTGCTCCCATTGCCGCTGCCCCGGTCAAGAGCAACGATCCCGCCATCGAAACCCAAGTGGCTAACGACCCCGCCCTCAAGTATCTAGGCCGTTCCGAGATCAAGGCCAGCGTTATTGAAATGATCAACGGCCAGATTGCCACCCTGATTGAGCTTCAAAAGCGTGAACTGGAATCTGCCGACAAGTGCCCGATTTGTGAACAGACCGAATTGAACTGCGCTTGTGTCAAGGCCCTCAATCTAAGCAAAGCCGATAACTGCCTTCTCTGCAACCAACCCCCTACACTTTGCGAATGCGTAAGCAAGATGGAAAAGAAGGAGATTCGTGTTCGTACCGAAGATCCCGAAGAGTCTGTCTCTGTAAGCGTTTCCGGTTCTGGTGAAGAATCATCCAGCGAAGAATCCGCCTCGATGGAGAAGGAAGAAGTCTCCGCGTCCGCTAAGGAAGTCTGCAAGAATTGTAAGTCTGAAATGTGCAAGTGCGGCGACATGGAGAAGAATACTCCCCAGAATCCCACTCGTCAAACCCAGCAGAAGAAGGACAAGCTGGACGATGCTGCCCGCATGAAGAAGCTCGGCGCTTCTAAGGGTCAATACGAGGAAGCCGTTAAGACGGGCTTTATCCACGATCCCAAGGTAGCCTCCAAGAAGTCGGAAGACTTCATTGATGATAAGAAGGCTGGTACCCCGCCCAAGTCTACGGACGAGGCTTTCGGTATCCCTCCTCGCATCAAGACTATGGGCGCTGAGAACGATAACCCCTCCGAGCTTCCCGCTAAGGAAACCAAGGGCGACGAAGGCTCTGGTGGCGAAGTAAAGAAGGGCAAGGGCTCCGAAAAGAAGCTCGACAAGGCGGCTAAGGGTGCTGGCGCAATGCCGCCTCCTCCTGCTGCTAAGCCTCCCAAGGCTACCGGCGCTGCCCCAAAGGCTCCAAAGCTTGGACCGACCGCTTCCCCGGCCCTAGCCGCTAAGCCTGCCGCTGGCGCACCTCCCAAGGTCAAGACCGCTGTAGCTGGCGCTCTGAAGCTATCTGAAGTTTCCATGGACTCTAGTGATGCCGAATGGATGGAGGAATTGTCCAAGGCTAGCGGCGGAATGGGTCGAGTTTCCGTTGCTCGCAATCCGGCAAGCGCCGCAGCCGGTCGCTCTGGAGCTTCTGCCGGTCTAGCTCCACGGCAACCCAATTTTGTCCCGACAAAGCCCGTAGCACCCGTAACGGCAGCTAGGCCCATGAGTGTTATCCCGGGCGCCGTTGGCAAGGTACCGGGCACGGTAGAGGCTAAAATGCAGGGGCTAAAGAATGTAACTGGCAATGTCCCGGCCACGGGCGGCGGTCTAGCAGGATTTATGGCGCGGTTCAAGGCTAAGCGATAAGCCTAATCTTCATTACGTCAGGAGTTATACTATATGGCACTTCAATACGTCGATTCCACGGGCACCTACACCATCCCGGGAGCTTACCCTTCGATCACCGTAGCCCCCACCAATTCGGGGCTCGCTACCACGGGCGTAATTGTCCTGATTGGCGAAGCGGATTCAGGTGCATCGTACAGCCAAGAAACCGATTTGGCTGCCAACTACTTCGGGCCGGATCAGGTAGCCGATGTAGTCGCCAAGTATAAGAGCGGCAACATCGTTGACGCCTTCCGTCAAGCGGCAAGCGCCGTTATCGACCCCGATATTGGTGGAGCTTTCACCCGCGCCATCATCGTCAAGACCAATACGCCGGTCAAGGCTTCTGGTACGCTCAGCAAGATCAATAGCGGCGGAACCTACGCTAGCATCCAAGATAAGGCTGGCGGCAAGAACGGCAACCTCCTGTATTACAATGTGACCGCCAATACGTCGGAAACCCTTCCGACTACGGGCAGCTTCACCTACATCCCGCCTTCGACCACGACCACGATTGAATTCCGCGTCAATGGTTCGGCGGCAGTATCCTACAGCGTCACCGCGCTACAGACTCCCGCTGCCTTCCAAGCTGGCGTCGCAGCCCTAACGGCTGGTACTTACCCCATCGACGCAACTGGCGGCGTGGACCGTGGCACCATCGTAGTCGCGGGTACTCCTAATATCACCATTGCCCAGACTACGGGGAATGAATGCACCATGACCTTGGCTTCGTCCACTTGGGCAACCTCGGTAGTGGTCGGTGACACCATCCAAATCACGGGCGGCTTCGTCGCTCCTGACATTGGCTCCTTTGTAGTCACGGCTATCAATGCTGGTCGCACGGTTATCACCGCGACCAAGCTAGCCGACGCTACTGGCGCCAATGGCACCATCACTCCTCCGAACGGTCAGGCCGTAGCCTACGCCTCGGGTACCTTCAAGGCTTACTCTCCCGTCACCATCGGTCTTGACGCAGTATCGGCCAATACCAATATGATCGACGGTCAGGGCAAGGCGATTGAAATTGCCGACACCGGCACTTCGTCCTTCTCGTTCTTCAACCTCGGAACTGCCAATAAGGTATCTTGGCTATCGACCGCTACGGTTCCTGCCGTACTAGTCGCTGGTTCAGAGGGCTCGGTCAGCCTCAATATGTACCGCTCGCTAGATGGCACCCAAGAGTCCATCATCGCTGGCGGCGAAGTTGTCCTAAAGGTCGGCTACAAGGGCACGACCGCCCAAGTAGTGGTCGGTGCCACCACCCTAGCATTCACTCGCGCTGGTGGCTCTGGCGCAGACTTCACGGCTACCAAGGCCGACTTCCCCACGGTTGGCGACCTAGCGGCCTTCATCAGCGCGCAAATCGGCTGGACCGCTTCGGCTGGTTCTGGTCAGCTTGCCTCGCTAAGCCCCTCGGTTATCGACCAAGGCACCTATGCCTGCGGCTCGACCAACGGCGCGCAGATCTGCCGTATCAAGGATGACGCCTATCGCCTCAAGCAAGCCGTTGCTAACTCGCAAGTTATCGAGTTTGCCACCCTGCCCACCGGCGGTCTTCCTGTCGTCACCTCGGTCGGTCTAAACACCTACCTAACTGGTGGCGCCAAGGGTGCATCTACTCAGGCTAATGTAACGGGCGCTATCGACGCTTGCGAGGCTGTCCGCGCAAACTTCATCGTTCCGCTATTCTCCCGCGATGCCGGTAACGCCAGCACCTCTGGCACCGACATTTACGACGGTCTAACCGACGCCGCTTCGACCTACACGATTGACGGGATTAACTCTTACGTCAAGAGTCACGTTAACAAAATGTCCACCATCAAGGCGAAGCGTAACCGTCAAGCCTTCGTGTCCAAGCGTGGCACCGCTGCTACCGTCTATCAGGCGGCTGGCGACCTTGCTTCGTACCGCTGCGTAATGGTATTCCTAGACTTCAAGCAGTCTACACCCAGCGGCATCGTGCAGTTCCAGCCTTGGATGGGCGCGGTTCTAGCCGCAGCCACTCAGGCTGGCGCCTTCTACAAGAGCATCGTCCGTAAGGCTATCAATGCCACGGGCGTCGTTCAAGCGGCAGGCGACTGGAGCTACAACTCCGACTCCGATGTTGAGAACGCTCTCAAGGCTGGCCTGCTACCCGTGTCGAAGTACGACACCGGCGGGCTATACTGGACCAGCGACCAGACCACGTATGGTAAGGACAGCAACTCCGTATACAATAGCATCCAGATGGTATACGCGGCTGACACCGTAGCCCTAACCACCGCGCTACGCATGGAAATCGCCTTCGTCGGTAAGAGCATCGCGGATGTAAGTGCTTCGCTCGCGCTCTCCTACCTACAGGGCATCATGTCCGACTTCCTACGCCTCAAGCTAATCGCTCCCTCGGATGACGCTCCTCTTGGCTTCCGCAATGCCAAGATCGTTATCGAAGGCCCTGCGATGCGCGTATCGGTTGAAGTCAAAATCGCCGGTTCCATTTACTTCATCCCGATTGCCTTCTACGTGTCTCAGGTAACTCAGACCGCAGGCGTCTAATAAGGAGATAACACATGGCTTCTTCTAGCAAAATCATGCATGGCGCGAGAGCGCAAGTCTCAATCGATGGCAAGGTCGTCGGTATCTTTACCAACGTCAGCTACGGTTCGACTTACGATGTGCAACCCGCTTACATTCTGGGTCGCTTCTCGCCAGCCGAGATCACCTATACGGCAGCCGAGCCCATCGGTATCTCCGCTTCGGGTTGGCGCGTTATCGATCAGGGTCCGTATGACTCCTCCAAGATGCCCCTCCTACAAGACCTTCTAGTGGCGGAAGACATGACCTTCGCCATCTTCGACCGTCAGAGTGGGAAGAACATCATGGTCGTCACGGGCGTCAAGCACACGGGTTTCAATACCTCGGTTGCTCCTCGTGCCCTAGAAGAAATGTCGCTGAACTTCGTTGGTCTACTCCTAAGCGATGAGAACAACAAGAACAACGAAGCTCAAGACGCTTCGTCCCTACCGTAAGGAATAATCCATGTCTAACTACAAAGCGGAAGCAACTGCACGCGATTTGGCTGTTGAGCTTGCTCAGCGCACCGGCCTTCCATGCACCTTCGACTTCGTGTCGGGTGTCCCCACTCTGACCCTCGGCCTAACTGCCATTGCTCGTGGCGGCGGCGCTACCATTCAGGTACAGGATCAGCGCGGCGAGAATACCGGTGGTTGGTATGCTCTACCGGGCTATGGTTCGGTTGGTCAGCCTGTATACACCACGGGCGTCGTTAAGATCATCACCGAAGCCCTAGTGGATGTATCGGTTGCTGTCGCATACGCTACCGGCACCTACACGGCATCTGGCGTTAACGTCGATACCCAGACAGTTACTATCGCTGGCGTCGTCCTTACCTCTAGGACCACTCCGCTTGTAGAGAGCGACTTCGCTTTGGGTAGCTCGGCTGCGACCGCTGGCGACGCTCTCCGCAATTGCATCAATGCCCACTCGACTCTTAAGCAACTAGTGGTCGCCAGCGGCACCGGCGCCAGCGTAGTTGTTACTGCTCGTCTTCCCGGTGTGGTCGGAAACGGTATTACGACTACCGAAACTCAGACCAACGGTTCTTGGGGTGCTGGCACTCTCGGTTCTGGTGCGGGCGCTTCCAATGGCTCCGTTATGTCCGCTGATGCTTTCCAAGAAGTCTTCGATGCTATCGCTAAGCGCGGCCTCAAGATTGAGCATTGGCAGACTGCTATCGGGACTACTCCGATCACTACCAATACTAGCTATCTACAGAGCGAGTTCTATCCCAACATCTATTGGCCCGTTAGCGGTCTAGTCTAAGGGGATATGGCAAAGCCTGTCTATCTCGGAGCCTTTCTAAGCCCTGAAGATCGTCAGGCTTTGCTTCGGGCTTTTCCTCCTCGCCATCCCAATGTAACGGCAGATCACGTAACTTGGCAGTTTTCTCCCAAAGATGAACACATTGCTCAATTCAATCCTCTTAACGGACAAACCTCTAAGGCTAAAGTAATAGGGCATCACTCAGATGAGTATGGACAAGCGGTGACATTACAGGTTCCACATCCTCTGGGGGGAGATCCTTCGAAACTGCATATAACATTATCGACAGCGAATGGCGTGCATCCTGTTACGGGTAAGAAGCTTGGGCCAGTTTACTCCAATGAGTTGATAGCCAAGGGGCAAGGGCAGACAGTAGATGGACCGGAACTGAATTTGATACACGATCAGTTTCCGAGGACGTTAGGAAAAAGTATGAACAAGAACGACATATTACTGACTCTTGCCAAGGCCATTATCGACGCAGAAGAAACGTTAGCCAAGGGCTCGGGCGGGCTGACTCACCCATATTGGGATGAAAAATTGGGTACTCCTCCACAGGGATACGGACATAATATGTTCGGTGGTGGTGGACCACGATATCTTCCAAGTGCTCAAATGGAGCAGGGGGACAGGATTGTGCGACATAACGAGAAGATTGCCCGCAATGCTCCAGCACTTCAAAACCAGCATAGGGTAGAGCGTTT